GGCGGTAATGTGGCTGTAAACCAGTTCAACATTACCGTCTTTTTTTAGTTCTACGCCTACGTTAGATAATTTTATTGATTGTTTCTTGTCACTCATATATCTACTACTTCACAAACTCCTGCACTACAAGCTAACTCTTGTGAGGCTTTTGTGTTATCCTCTTTCTCATAATTATCAAATTCTTTCCAATCAATAGCATCAGGCATAGCAGCACAAAGCTTCTTGTATTCTTGTTTTGTGCTATCTTGGTAGGGTGCTTGCCTATAACTGTGATCAGAGAATGGGAGAAAACTGATACCACTCAAGCTATCAAAATTTGAGTAGCACCAGTTTCCAACCTCAACCCATTCATGCTCTTTGACACTTACCGTAACAGAAGGTTTATGTTCGCACCAATGGTCACTAAAACGTTTCCATACGTGCAGTTGTTCCAGTGCCTTCATATCAGTCCGACAGATTGCAGCATCAGGTGATTTGAAAGGAAATGAAAAAACCACCGTATTGCTAGGATTGTTGAAGTCTGGTTCATTTGGAATGTTTTGATTCATTAGAAATTGAGTTAAAGAATCCTTCACATCCCCACGCACAGTTCTTACATAGTACGGAGCGTGTCGAGCATGAATACCACTAGCAGAGTCAGTGAGCTGGCTGACAGTACCAGATGGCTTAACACAAGTTGTAGCTGTTGACTGAGGAATGCCAAGGAGATCAGCCCACTTCTTGTTAGTAGCTATAACTGTATCTTTTAACAGCTTTAGCGTCTTGTCGGAATCAGATCTGTGTAAGACAGCACAGTCCATGATTCCTGTCAAAGACACGCCAAGCAACCGTTCCTCTTCGGTGTTACTACGCCAACGTGTTCTAAGATATTTAAAGTCTGTAAGTGTAGCTTGTAACGTACCAAGTATAGAAGCAAGCTCTGCTTTTCTTTGCAGTATCTTTACTGTATCACTTGATCTGCATACAACTTCAGACAGATTACAAAATTGATTAGGTCGCAGTATGATCTCACTGCACGGATTAGTTCCGAAGTCACCGTGTTCTTGTCTACGACCATTGCTTGTTGCTTTATCATTTGCAGCTACTCTGTTAAAGATACCACGTTCTCCAGATTTACTCTCATACAACGAAAGCCATTCTTTCATGAACGATGCTGGATCAGGAGTTTCTGTATATGCAACTGAGTTATTTGCCAAAGCCCTATGAGGATACATATGCCACCAATCACCAGACTTAGCAGAACGCATACGATCATCAGTAAGATTACTAAGAGACAGAAGAGCAGAACGCCTAACACCTCCAACAACCACGACCTCACCTGTTTTACACACGATATCGTGACACTCAATAGATGAGAGTTTTCTTCCTTGTGCATTCTTGAACACTCCTGTAGTAAACTCAAACAGATCTTGCAGTGGTTGAGGACCAGAGGCACGACCACCAAAGGTCTTCAAGCGTTCTCCTGCAGGTCTAATCTTAGAAAAGTCTAGCTTTGGTACTCTGTTACTGTAGAGATAACCAATCAAATCTTTAAAGCTTCTTGCCCAACCTTCTTTGGAGTCAGCTACACTGATAACATCTTCTGTGTCTTCAAATGGTTGATCAGGTATTGTAGGTAAGCTGTTAATGTACTGTCTTTCTACAGAGAAACCTACGCCTGTACCGTTCATAAGAATGTATAACACTTCATCAAAAGACTTAGGATTGTCTATAGGTATGTAGGAGCAGTTGTATCCTGCAATGTTCTCTCTCTTTAGAGCAGGGCCAGCAGTCATAAGAGATCGCATAGAAGGCATAACTTGTAACTGTAGAATAGCTTGCTTGACCTGCTTGATAGTGTCATCTTTGGAAAGGTCTACGTCTGTAGTGTATTTTACGTGATCAACCATAAAGTTAAAGAACCTGGAAACTGTCTCGTTCCATGTCTCTCTTCGGTTTTCTTCATCAATCCAACGAGCGTAACGGCTTTTGTGTATGAACTTTTGATAGTCTGTAGGTAACTCACTCATCAATCTTTCCTTCTAACCTTTTTAGGTACCATAGCCCTTTCGCTATATCTTGTTTGGGTTGTCCTTTGTGTTTGTATCTAATGATGTACTTCAAAGCGTTGCCTTTTAGATAGCCTTGAAACTCATCCTTAGTCATAGACATCTCTATCAGATCAATAGCCTCTATGTCAAGCATATTGTAGTGTGCTGGACTATTGACGAGATCTTCACTCATCTTTTTCTCCATCCTCAAAAGAGAACGTTATCTGTGTAGTGTCTTCCTCTTCTTTCTTCCTATAACTATCTAAATTTATAACGTTGTCTTCTACACCTTTCTTGTCTCGTTCTATGCCTTCGTGACCAAGATCAAGTAAGCCCTCTAAGTCATTGCTAATAATATCTGTAAGACCTCTGCCTATAACTTGACAAACATTAGGCTCTTTTTGTGGATCATCTGAAGTTGTATCAAGACAGAACATAGAGAACGTTGTAGGGTCTTCTTCGTTAAGTTCAAGCACAAGGTATACTCTGTTGTCCTTGAGGAGTTTACGTTCTTCTTCAAGTATTCCGTTTAATTCGTTTTCATCCATTTCCTTGGTATCTCCCCTTCGGCATACTCGAAACCGTGCTTGTCACACCAATCAGCATACGTTGTTTTTGAACCTTTGTAAAGCTTTTCTTTGCATCTTTGAAAAATAAATCGAATGTCAAGATCAGGATGTTGTTCCTTGATACGCATATGCTTTGCCCTATCATCCATAGTTAAACGTCCCTTAGTTTCTATTATAATGTCGTAGTCTACTAAGTAAAAGTCAGGATTGTAAGTACGTTCTTTAGGTGTGTACTTTATCTTCTTTGTTTCGTACTCGTACTTAATCTTGTTGTCTTTGAGAAACCTTGCAAAGTTAGTCTCAAAATTCGATCTGAATCGTTTCATGTTGTTCCTTAGATTTTTTGTAAACTTGGTAGTGATACAAACCTACTGCCATAACTTCTTCTGGAGTTGAGTTGTGCATTATCATGTTAGCTTTATTACAAACCCACTGCACATTTGTTTTTAAATATCCTAACTTACTATCTATTCGATCAAGACTTGGTGAATTATCTCCTGCAGTACCTTCTTGAACTTCAAACAAAAGTCCAAGAATAGGGCATCTTTTATCAGAAGGAAAAATACTTTTTAAATATTCAGCATCCATATACAAACTTTCATCTACATCTAGGTCTTTGGGTATCCTTTGAAAACAAGCATTAGCTTTTTTAGTAAAAAAATAATCGTGATCCATATCTCTCGTTTTAGAAAATACTACTTTTTTATAATATTTTCTAGCGTTTTCATTTCGTCTTTCTTTATCTTTATAAGGCATAATTAAAGTCCTTCCAATTTAATGGGGCTATAGCGTGTGTAAAATCTTGACAACGTAAAAGCTACATGCTTGTACACCTCAACAGAGTGTTCTTTTATTCTATCTATGGAAAAGTCATCGTGATCTAACGACTCTCTACAAAGGACACCATACACTCTCTCATTGGTTCCGCCTAAAACCTTTATAATCTTATCATACGAGTTTGTAAACTCATTCTTAAAAGCATCTAACTCTGAGTCCTTCCAAAAAGACTCTGGAGATGTTCCACCGTGCTTCTTTATAACAAGCGGTAGAGCATTAGCCATATCTCTGAACCTGTGATTAACATCAGGATCACCTACCTGCTTGCGATGATCAGCATACACAAACAACACGTTCTTGTTGTCATGGAGGTCAGCGTCACTTAGCTTATAGATAGATATAAGAGGCACTACTCACCTTCTTTACAAGGTCTGGAAGTCATTGGCCTACCTACCTTACCGTAGGCATCTACCTGTTTAAAGTATATCTTCTGACCTACTTTCCTGTCACCTTCTGGACCAAAAGCATACGCACACTTATCTGGTGCTGGATAGCAATCTACAGGTGTTAGATGTATAACGTGACAACCTACATACGCATAACCACCACCATTCTGATGAGCTTGGTTCCATCCAGCAGAACAGCCCGCCAGTAACACTAAAGCAATAACACTACAAATCTTCGCCATGTTTATCTCCTTATGCATTAAGTTCAAGATCGCGTTCTCTCATGCGACCATCTTCAAAGTCGTAATACAACTTAGCACACAGTCCTGTAAGACCAGAGAACCTGTTTTTGATTACTCTAACGTGAGTTGTATGTCTCTCTATAATATCGTCTGCTTGACCGTTACGTTCTAAGCCAATCACTATGTCACTTAGTTGCCCTATACTTGCAGAGCCTCTGAGATCAGATAACGATGTGTTAAGTCCTTCCTCGTGTGATCCGCTAGACGGCCTACGTAGATGTGATACAGTTATAAGACATATATCAAGCTCCTGGACAAGAGTTCTAAGCTTGGTCATACATTCATCTATTGTTCTACGCTCATCAAAGCTGTGTTCCTGTGAGCTTACAAGAATACTGATATGATCTAAGATAATATACTTACACTTCACAGCTTTAGCAAAGTAACGTATTCTAGACAGAATGTTGTCGATGCTGTTAGAGCCGAAGTGATCAAAGAAGTAGTAACGACCAGACCCTACAGTATCTTTATAGGCTTTCTCGTACTCTTCATCGGTAAACTTAGTGTTAGGCAGGTGCAACTGCTTGCCTAGTTCAAGACTCATCATGGCTTCGGCTGTGTTACGCACACTTTCCTCCATGAACATCATACCAATGTTATCTTCTGTGTTCTTGTATATGTACTCTATGATCTCTCTAAGAAAACTACTCTTACCTATACCTGTACCAGCGCAGACTGTAATTAACTCACCCATACGAATACCAAAGGTCATCTTGTTCATACCTCTGTACGGGTAATTAACTGCAGTCTTTGCTGGACCTTCTTTTAGTTTATCCCATAAGTCTACACCTGCAATGATACCGTCTGGCGTGTATCTCTCTGCAGACCACCAGCAGTTCATAAACTCATCAATCTTGTTGAGCATCAGATAATCGTTAGCGTCTTTTAGCTTGAGCTTCATCACTTTAGCTTTAGGTGCTAACAGCTCTGCTATCTTTTTAGAAGCTGCTTTACCAACCTTGTCACTATCAAAACATATTACTATGTTCTCAAAGCCCATGAGAAACTCAAAAGATTTCTCTATGTCTTTTATTGCACTGCCAGCACCGTTCTTAATAGAGACGACAGGCCACTTAGAACCCATCATCTGATAGGCTGAGAGAGCATCTAGTTCTCCTTCACACAGTGTGATGTACTTACCTTCTTTTCTACAAGTGTTCTGACCAAACAGTGTGGCTTCTTCCCACTCACCGTTTGTGACGAAACTCTTGCCACCTTCTATATCTGTCAATCTAATCTTGTTCGCTACCCACTCACCTTCTTCGTTGTGATAAGGATAGTAATGCTTAAACTTATTAGCAGTAACCGTAACACCATATGTCTCGCAAGTATCTAAAGATATGTTACGTTCTGGTAAAGCAGATACCTCACCGTGACTGAGTAGGTTAGGTTTCATAGGAGTGTGGTTCATCTCCGCATCCTCCTCTTCTTCTTCCTCATATATCTCATCTAAAGGTGGATGAAACTTATCACAAGAGAAACATTTAGTACTTCCGTCTTCGTTAACAACAAGAGCATCACTGCTTCCGCACTCGTTGCAAGGTTGATGTGTCTTTCTATATGCCATTTGTTTTCACCGTTGCTGAAACTATACCATTAATAAATATAGATAGAGCTACACTGTTGATAACAAGTAATGCTCTATCATTCCACACAATAGCAACATAAGTCCACCCTAGAGTGCCTAACAGATGAAAGTAAAGATTATAAGGGAATATGTTTTGGCTTGTAAGTGTCATGCCTAACATCAATACGATTGATGAAGCCCACTTTATATACCACGTTAAGTTTTGTTCCCTTTCAACTTTTGTCATCAGATCAGTAGTTCTTCAACCCTAGGTTCCTTTTCTACGTGTGTGAAATACACTGGCCCGTTAGCATACGAGAATGCTCTCAAGCCCTCTCCATCGTTAGCGTCCTGCCAACACTCAATCTTATAGTCACAAAAGAAACAGTTTTTGTCAAGTATTCTGTTTCCTTGTTTTCCGTCTGGACGATCATCATAGCACTTTTCTGGAATTTTCTTGCTCTTTACCAGCTTCTTTAGATCGTTAACTCTTTTCCCTGCATCTATCATTGTTAGTTCGTCTAGCTCTAACATTGTCATATCTGCATTGCTTTTATTGTATGCAAGAAAGTAACCATTCTCACCATCTTCTGCTTGAATGTAACCACTTAGCTGTGCAACGTAACCAAAAGGATCATCAACATATAGTGTGTTGTCTTTAAACTTCTTAAAGCCAAAGTCAGAAGCAGATTTAACATCTACTAGAATGCCGTCTATCTTGCAGTCAATGTGTCCTTTGATACCGTTCACCACTACTTCTTTTTGTCTATCTGTTACAAGGTGACCTGATTCCTGAACAAGAAACAACAGGAAAGACTCAACAAGGTTACCAAAGAAGAACTTCAGCTTAGTCTGTGCGTCTAGTTCTTTTTGTGTTCCCTTGTTGATGTCGTACCACAGCTTACGATCTTTCTTACCAATAGAAGACATACGTAGTTTACCTTTGTTCTCTCTCTTCTCAGTAGAAAGAAAGATGCCTATGTCTTCACGTAACGCATTAAAGAACTCCTTTAAATGCCTCTCGTTAACGCCTTCTTTACCTTCTTCTAGAAGCTTGTGTATGTCTGGTATCAGTGTAACGATGTCTGCCATGTTTACCTCTTTATGAATTAAGTGTGCCAGTAGCCCCAACTACCCCTCGCTCTAGCACCGATAGATCCTATTAACTATCCCTACCTACCTTTTTAGAACTTTAAAGATCGGCTTTAAAGCTCCTCGTCACTACCGCCTTCAAACTCTATATCCTCTACCTCTTCTGGCTCTAGTACATCAGTAGCACCACCAGAATAGGATACAAGTTTAAGAACCATTAAGGAGTTTAGAGAAGCACTAACACCTGCCTTCCCTTTGAACGTCCAAGAGTAAGGACTAATAGATGCCTTAATCTTAGAGCCGTTTCCAATAAGAACAGTACCGTCCATAGGTTCTGCATTATTGTCCAACACCTTTGGAGCGTACTTACTAGCTTTAGCCGTAATATACGAACCATACTCTTTCTTATCGTCTGTACCTTTTTTTATGGTAAGACCATGCTTTTCCAGATCTTTGACGGTATTTTTGTCAAGATTACAAATATCAACTTGATACTTACCTGACAAATCGTTTACGTCAAAGACTGAGGCCCACTGGGCCGTTCCTCGTACAATCATAGATTTAGCCTTTCATATTATCTATGTTTCAGATTGTAACAGCTTACTATACTTTGTTTTTATTGTCAACAACTTTATTCCAATAAATAATATTTTCTATTTCATCAACAATGTCAATCATTAAAACCTTGCTGATAACATCCTTACGAGTCTTACGTCTGTATATTTTGTAAAGAGATTCTGCAGGAGATTTAACAAAAATAGGAGCAACAGCTCTCTCACAAAATTTTGTCAGATCTTTTCTGTCAACTATTACAAAATCTTTCTCTCGTTCAAAAGCTATTTTGTCAGCTTCTCCATACAACCAGCCTCTTTTGCCAGCAACGTTATGAAACTCTACCCATATCATTTGATCTTCGTACCACGTATCGTTTCGTCTAGACTTCTTCCTTGCCTTTACGTCTACAGAAAAATCAGAGATACCTTGTCTAGATGTAAGGTTGAAATCTATGTGTTCTACTATGTTACTGTAACTGGTAGCTTCTTCTACAATGTATCCATTAAGTTCTGCTAGTTCAGCAAATGTCTCTTCTGCTTCTTGTCCGTGCTTGAGTTCTAGTGAGTACTTGCCCATGTTCTACCTACCTTTGCGTCTGCGTTAAGTTCCAATCTTACACCAAGAAGCCTTCCAGCCTCTTGCATCATTTTGTCAGCACCTAAAACCACCTCGTCTACATCACGATTATGTACCTCGTATTGTAACTCATCATGGATTGTGTTAACAAGTCGAGCATCTAACCTGTGAAGCTTAATGTAATGGTGCATACTTATACTCCATTGCTTACAAGATATGGCTCCAGCACCTTGCAACAGTGTGTTCAATGCTGCATGTTGATGTCTTATAAATATTCTTCTACCATCTAATCCTATAACGTTACCTCTCTCTGATGCTCCTTGCACTCTGTGTATCAACTTCTCCAGTGTCGGCATGTTACTTAGAAACTGCTTCTTTAACTGTGCGCCATCTCTAGCTGTGCCGTTTACCACTGTGCCTAGTTTCTCTGCACCAGCACCATACAGAAAAGCATAGATGAAAGTCTTAGCTTGTGACCTTGTATCTAATCCAGCAGCTTTCTGATTGGCAGTATGAGGATCACCATGCAACACAATGTCCATGTAGTCCTCATCATTCATGTAGTGTGCTAACATTCTAAGCTCCAAACCTTTAGCGTCCATACCAACAATACTGTAATTGTCAGCATCTTTAACAGTAAAACACTCACGGCATTCTTTTCCATAAGGTTTCTCAGACGATACAACGTTAGCCATGTTAGGCTCAGAGTGTGTCATGCGACCCGTTACTGCTCCAAGTGTAAATACCTTGCCGTGTATACGATTGTCAGCTCCACAAAACTTCAACCAACTCTCTACAGTCTTCCAACGCGACTCTAGCATCTTCCACTCTGCTAGCTTCTTAGCTGACTCTGGTGCGTTGTCAGAGATTGTTTCAAGGTTACGTTCACATATTTTAGGAGAACCTTTAGGTGTAAACATCACAGGACTCCAACCGCAGGAGTTTAATCTCTCAACAATTTGTTTAGGGCTTGCAAGATTAAATTCTTCAAACTTAATCAACGACAATGCACCGCCTACAGTCTCACAAGGATTGTCAAACGTATTTAAACCTACAGTAGACATTGTACCATCTTTCTTTATCTTTGGTACAACCTCACGTACAAACCTAGGTTTTGGTTTAAACTCTTGCTTTATCTCACGCTCTATCAGCTTGGCCTTGTAGTAAGTTTCTTCATATAACTTGTTAGCTTTATCTTTATCAAGATAGAAACCATGCTTAGATTGTAAGTTAATTATGTGTGCTATCTCATGTTCTAAGACTATAGATTTGTCAGAGAACTCAGAACCTTCGCGTCTAAGATGCAAGTAAACTTTTTCTGTCAGTGCAACATCACGCTTGCAGTACCTTACCATCTCTTCTGAGTACTGGTCGAACTCTGAAAATCCTAGCTTGTCAAACGCAAGACGCTTTCCCCATTGACCTAATGAATGTCCACCATCTCTGTCAGGATTAAACAAACGTGATAGTATTAACGTGTCACGTACTTGAGACAACGTTATGCTAGTACCCCATAATCTGTTAAGTATAGGTATATCGAACTCTACGCCGTTGTGTGTTATAATAATGTCAGTCTTTTGTATAAATGATAAATCTTCTGGTTTAGTTGCAACCACCCACTCATTGTCACCTAATGTCTTAACACAAACACACCAGATAACTTTGGCATCAAGACTGTCTGT